ACAGAAGACACGCGACCGCGAAACGAAACCGAATCTGACACGGAGGAAAAATGATTCTTGATGGTTTGAAATCTTTGGCTGTGCCAATTGACGAGCTTGAGCTTTTGCCGGGGAACCCACGCAAAGGTGATGTGGACGCGGTTGCTGCGTCTTTGGACAGGTTTGGTCAACGGAAGCCGGTGGTGGCGCGCAGGGATGATCGGACGGTGATCGCTGGGAACCACACGTTGCAGGCTGCACGCAAACTTGGTTGGTCGGAGATCGCTGTGGTGTGGGTTGATGATGATGACGCGCATGCGAAAGCGTTCGCGTTGGCTGATAACCGGACTGCCGAGCTTGGGTCGTATGACGAGGAAGCGTTGCTGGCTTTGATTGAGCAGGTGCATGCTGCTGACGCAGAGTTGTTGGAGATGACTGGTTGGGCGGAGCAGGATATGCATGATCTGATTGATCAGTTGCGACCGGATCCGATTGTGAGCCCGGAGGATGCTGACGATGTCCCAGAGAATGTTGTTGCTCGTACCGCGCTCGGGGATGTATGGATACTCGGGGAGCATCGACTGGTTTGTGGCGACTCGACCGATGATGGTGTGTATGCGAAGTTGATGGGTGATGATCGGGCTCACATGGTGTGGACGGATCCTCCCTACGGGATCAGCTACAAGTCGAATGGGCGACCTGACAAGCATCGACCGATCGCGAACGACAGTCTTGAGTCCGATGAACTGTCGACGCTGCTTGATGGCGCGTTCACCTGTGCACTATCGGTGTGCGAACCGGGTGGGTCTTGGTTTGTTGCCGGTCCGCAAGGTGGCGAGGTGCACGTCAGCTTTCTCAACGCGTTGCTTCGGCTCGGCATCTACCGTGAAACGTTGATTTGGGTGAAGAACAGTTTGGTTCTATCTCGTCTGGATTACCACTACCGGCACGAACCGTTGTTTTACGGTTGGGCACCGGGTGGCGCTCATCGGGAACCGCCGGATCGGAAACAGGACAGCGTTTGGGAACACAACCGTCCTTCGCGATCTGATATGCATCCAACAATGAAACCGATTGAGTTGATTGCACGCGCTATTGGTAATCACACGAAACGGAACGAGCTCGTACTGGACATGTTCGGTGGTTCTGGTTCGACGTTGATCGCAGCAGAAACTCTTGGTCGACGCGCTCGGCTCGTCGAGCTCGACGAACATTATTGCGATGTGATCTGTGCACGGTTCCAGCAGCTGACCGGAATCCTTCCGGTCGCTGAAGCGACCGGGAACGAGCATGACTTCTTGAAGGGTGTGTGATGGCGACGACGGGTCGTAAACCGAAACCGACGGAGCAGAAACGTCGTACCGGTAATCCGGGGAAGCGTGCGCTACCGGAGAAAGCTGTTGTTGAGCTGTTACCTGCTGCTGTTGGTATCCCGGATCCTCCACGTCCGCTGTCATCTGCTGGGCGTACGTTGTGGGAGCGTGCGTGGCAGTCGGGTCGTGCGTGGATCGCGGAAACAGATGCCGAGCTGCTGCTGTTGGTGTGTGAGCAGTTGGATGAGCGTCAGATGTTGCGTGTGCAGGTGTTACGTGAGGGTGATTGGCGTGATCGTGCCGGGTTGCGTGCGTTGGATAAAGAGATTTCGGATAATTTGGGGATGCTTGGGTTCACACCTGTTGATCGTGCACGGCTCGGTGTCGCAGAGGTCAAGGTGCGTTCTGCTTTGGAGGAGGTGCGAGCTCGTCGTGAACGGCGTGACAGCACCGGCTGATCTATGGATGCCGAAATGGGCGACGCAACCTGTGTCGACCGATAGCGACGGCGTGTATGTGTCCGATTATGCGGAAACGTTGCTGCATGTGGCGAAAGGTCCGAACGCTGGCGCACCGCTGATATTCACCGACTGGCAACGCTGGCTGCTTGACGCGTTGTTGGAACGTCGCGCCGATGGTCGACGCAGATATCGTCGTGCGCTCATCGGGTTGGCTCGCAAGAACGGAAAGTCGCTGCTCGGATCGGCGTTGGCTCTTTACCATTTGACGGAGTCTGGTGAGCAGGCCGAGATTTATGCTGCTGCTGGTGACCGGCAGCAGGCACGGATCGTGTTCGGTGAAGCGAAGTGGCAGGTGCAGAACGCACCAGAGCTGCTGGAGCTTTGCAAGGTGTATCGGGACGCGATCGAATATTTACCGACCGGGTCGGTGTTCCGTGTGTTGTCTGCGGACGCACGACTTCAGCAAGGACTAAACCCGTCGCTCGTCATCTTCGACGAGGTGCACGTGCAACCGAACCATGATCTGTGGGATGCGTTGACGCTCGGCTCCGGTGCACGTGTCGATCCGCTCGTCGTCGGGATCACCACCGCCGGCCACGATCTGGATTCACTCTGTGGCGAACTGTTCCAATACGGACAACGGGTTGCAACTGGCGAACACGACGATCCCTCGTTCGGGTTTTACTGGTGGCAGGCAGATGACGATGTGGAGGTCACCGATCCGGACGGGTGGCTCGCAGCGAACCCGAACCTCGCAGAAGAACTGTTAGATCGTGAGGATTTGGAGGTCGCAGCTCGACAAACACAGGAGCTCGCGTTCCGGCGTTACCGTTTGAACCAGTGGACACGCACAACCGAGTCGTGGTTGCCGGTTGGAGCGTGGGACGCATGCAACGATCCGCATGCCGAGCTGATACCGCACGAAACCACGTGGGTTGGGATCGACATGGCGTTGAAACACGATTCGATCGCTGTTGTTGCTGTCCAGAAAGATGAGGACGGCAAATTTGTTGCGGAAGCACAGATCTGGTTGCCGGATGGCAACATGATTGATGTCGCAGCGGTCGAGAACCATATTCGTGATCTGCATCAGCGGTATGAGTGTGTGGAAATGTGTTACGACCCGGCGTTCTTCGAACGATCAGCGCAGCAGCTAGCAGACGAAGGACTCGCGATGGTTGAGTTCCCTCAGTCGTCGCAGCGGATGGTGCCAGCATGCCAACGTGCATACGAAATTATTTGTGCCGGGAACCTTGTGCATGCAGGTTCACCCGTGTTCACCGATCAAGTTCTGTCAGCTGCTCCACGGCAAACGAATGAGGGTTGGCGATTGTCTAAAGGTAAAGCAAAACGGAAGATTGACGCTGCTATCGGGTTGGTGATGGCGTTAGATCGTGCGAGTCGACCACCGGCTCAGGAAGGACCAGAACTGTGGATGTCATTCGAATGAGATCGCTGCGAACAACAATCGCGGTTGGGTTGCAAGTATTTGGGATAGTCTCGGCTTCTATAGGTGCCGGGATCGCTCACATCGCAGCCGGGTTTATCGTCGGTGGTGTGAGCGCGGTGCTGTTCGGTGTGGCTTTGGAGCGTGACAATGGCATTGGCGAATCTGTTCAGTAGTGAAGTCCGCTCTAGCGGACTGTCATGGAACGATTATCTGAGGCTGTTCGAAGAGTTCTCATTCTCCGGTCACCGCTACATCGCACCGACCGCATCGGTTGAGCAGCTCACAGCGTTACAGGGTCAACGGAACCCGATCGTCGCAGCAGCAATCCATGCACGCATGCTTGTGTTCGCGGAGGTGCGGTTCTTGTGGCAACCGTTCAACGCGGGTCGACCCGGTCGCATGTTCGGAGATACCTCTCTGGAGTTACTTGAGAGACCGTGGGCGAACGCAACCACCGGCGACCTGCTGTCCCGCATGCTTGTTGACGCAGACCTGTACGGCAACAGTTACTGGGTGCGTCGACAGGTGCGTGGCGGTAGCGAAATGGTACGACTCGAACCTGACAGGGTACGGATCCTCACCGGCAGCGTCAACGAACCCGAATCGGATCGACCCTACGGTGCCGAACTCGTCGGATATGTGGTGCTGGACGAATCCGGTGAGGACATGGCGATGTTCCTCCCAGAAGAAGTCTGCCACTTCCGTCCGCTACCGGATCCGCAGCATGCGTTCCGAGGTCGCACATGGCTATCCACCGTCCTATCGGACGTGTCAGCCGATGACGAGCTATCAACATATAAGCATTCGTTTATGCGGAACGCTGCGACACCGAACCTCGTCGTGTCGTTTGATCCGTCAATCACTAAAGAAGCGTTTGACACGTTTAAGCAGCGGATGGAATCGTCACACCGTGGTTTAGATCGTGCGTTCAAAACTTTGTATCTCGGTGGTGGCGCAGACGTGAAAGTTGTTGGCGCAAACTTCGACCAGCTCAATCTGAAAGCGGTGCAAGGTGCTGGGGAGACACGGATCGCTGCAGCAGCCGGTGTCCCAGCATCCTTCCTCGGCATCTCAGAAGGGTTGCAGGGTTCGGCGTTGAACGCTGGTAACTACAACGCTGCCCGACGCAGGTTCGCGGACGGAACGATCCGACCATTGTGGCGTGCAGCAGCAGGATGCCTCGCACAACTACTCCAATCACCCGATCCGGCAGCACGACTCTGGTACGACGACAGCGACGTGCCGTTCCTCCAAGAAGACGTGCTCGACTCCGCAGATATCCGCGCCATCCACAATGCGACAGCTCGTAGACGGAGGGTTCGATCCGAACTCTGTCGTTGACGCGGTCACCACCGGCGACATGACGTTGCTGCGTCACACCGGCAACCTGTCGGTGCAGCTCCAACCCGCTGGCGAGGAGGCAGTCTGATGGCTCTTGCTGGTATCTATGACATCACTGCTGATCAGGGTGCAACGTATTCGCAGGTATTCACATGGAAAGACAGTGACGGTGATCCGGTGTCGCTTGTTGGGTGGACTGGGCGGATGCAGATTCGTAACGGTCGCCCGACTGAATCGTTGGTGTTGGAACTGACAACATCAAATGATCGGATGACGTTGGGTGGTGCTGAAGGGACGGTGACGCTCACCATTGCTGCATCTGACATGGAAGATATCGATGCAGGAATGTACGGGTATGACATTGAATTGGTGAACGGTTCAACAGTGGAACGGTTGGTGATGGGCACGTTTACTGTGCGTGGAGAGGTGACCCGATGAGCAACACAGTGTCAGTCACTCAGGCTGATAACTCTGTGGTGGTTGTCGAATCTGACAACACTGTGTCAGTCACTCAGTCTGATAACGCTGTCACAGTCACTTCACCCGGTCCGCAAGGTCCGGCACCGACCACCGAGACATACACAGTTGGTGGCGGCACAGATGGCACACAACCGACGTTTACTGGTGACCCGATGTTTTACGGGCAGTATGTGCGTGCGGGTGATCTCGTCCACTTTGAGGTACAGGTCGATTTTGACAACATCACGTCATTCGGCACTGGACAGTATTTTATTTCCATTCCGTTCCCATGTGCCGAGGCGATCATGGTGCGTGGCGGATGTTTGCACGACACCAACACCGGTCGCCAATACCACATTTCCGGTCACGCCAACAAAGGCACATCAACTCTGACGCTGTTCACCACCGATGTGCAGGGTCAGCGTCTCAACGACTTCCCATTTGAACAAGGCGAACCGATCACGTTGACGACCGCCGACAATTTCCACATTCAGGGAACCTATATTGCGGAGCCTGCAAGCTGATGCCATATTTCATTGAGGATGACAACCCGGACTGCTCCGGCTGGGCAACTGTCAAACAAGACGGCGAAATCATGGGATGCCACGTCACAAAACAAGACGCGATCGACCAGATGATCGCGTTGTCACTCGAAGAAGGCATCGAACCCGGCGGAGAACGAGTAGCACGTGACCTGCCAGACGCATACCGACCTGCTCTCAGCGACGACGTGCCGGAAGGACGCGCATGCGGAAACTGCATCCACTACGACGAATCAAACGTCGATGGCGACATGGCATGGTGCGAGCTGTGGGACGAATACGTGCGAGGCGACTACTACTGCGACCGTTGGGAACCAGTCGAAATATCGACCTCACGTCAAGTCGAGCTCAACCTTCCGCAATACATTCAAGACGCTGCTGCACGTGGGCTAGAGCTACGCGCCGAAGGACTCGGAGGTGACGGGCTCGCAGATTCCACGATCCGTGAAGCACGCGCAATGGCGAACGGAGATATCACCGAGGACAAAGTGATTCGCGCTAACGCGTGGGCAGCACGACACGCGGTCGATCTTGACGCACCGCAAAACAGTGACGCAGATAACGACGACTTTCCCGGACCGGGAGCAGTCGCACACTATCTTTGGGGAATCAACCCGCTGGATCCCGATCCGGCACGCGACTGGTTCGCACGCAAAGCAGAAGAAATCAAAGAAGAACGAGGAGCCGACATGGACACCATCGTCCGGGCAACCGACAACATCGTCCGACAGATCGACTTCGCAGTCGAACAAAACAACGACGGACTCACGCTTGATGGTTACGGTGCCGTGTTCAACCAGTGGACAGAAATCGAAGATCAATTCGGTGTCTACCGTGAACGGATCGCACCCGGAGCATTCAAACGGACACTCGGCATGCGGATGCCAATCCTCCAGTTTGACCACGGCGCACACCCGCTGATCGGCAGCATCCCGCTCGGTCGGATCACCAGCATCGCAGAAGACGACCACGGGCTCCGCGTCAAAGCACGACTATCCGACAACTGGCTTGTTCAACCGGTACGTGACGCGATCCGTGACGGTGGCATCACCGGCATGTCATTCCGGTTCCGCATCATCGACGAAATGTGGGATCGTGGAAACGACGGCACCGAAGAACGCACCATCAACCAAGTCGAACTGTACGAGGTCGGACCGGTCGTGTTCCCTGCCTACGAACAAACCAGCGTTGGTGTCCGATCACGCGCAGCGCTTGACGCGTTGCAGGATGCAGAAGTGCGTGAAGAAATTGCGCTTATACTGGCAGCAGGTGGTGACATCCAGTCACTACCAGCAACCGAAACACATGCAGACCCGACAGATAGTCACTCTGCAGCAGATGACAGCCCGGCAGACAGCCACCTGTCACTCCCAACCAGATCACAACGGCGGGCACGACTGATGCTCGCAGGAATTGAGGAATGACATGAAGAAGGACGAACTGCGGGACCAGCTCGAAGAGCTGCGCTCCCGCATCATCGAGTTGTCCGACAAGGACGACATCACCGAAGAGGAAAACGTCGAGCTCGACGCTGCGCTCGGTGAGCACGAGGCTCGCAAGGCCGAGCTGGACAGCATCGAAGCACGCGAGCAGCGTGTCGCTGCAGCACGCGAAGCAGTTGTGGAGCGTGCCTCCGGCATCGACGCTCCGCAGGTCATGCAGCGCACCGCCACCGACATTGATGTGGCACGCGCCAGCCGTACCGAGCTCCGCGACGCAGCGCTCGCGATCCTTGACCGCGACGGTTCACACCTCGCAGCTCGCAACGGTGACCACGTGGACAACCTGCTCCGTACCCGCAACGCTCTCACCGACGGTGGCGAGATCGCGAAGCGCATGGTGCTTACCGAGTCGGAGCACTACCGCTCCGCGTTCATGAAGGGCATCACGCAGGCTTCTCCGGCGTTCACCGCTGAAGAGGGTCGCGCTCTGGACGAGTACCGTGCGATGAGCGGTGGCACCGACACCGCTGGCGGTTTCGGTGTCCCGGTGCTGATCGATCCGTCGATCATCCTTACCTCTGGTGCTGGAGCTGCTCCCGTGCTGGATCTCGCTCGGGTCGTGACGATCACGACTGACGAGTGGAAGGGTGTTTCGTCGGCTGGTGTCAGCTGGAGCTACGACGGTGAAGGCACCGAGGTGTCGGACGACAGCCCGACGCTGGCGCAGCCCACCGTGCCTGTCTACACGGCACGCGGGTTCATCCCGTACAGCATCGAAGTCGGTCAGGACTACCCGGCGTTCGCAGCTGAGATGCGTCGACTGCTGGATCAGGGTTACATCGATCTCGTCGCGAACGGGACGATCAACGGCACCGGCTCGTCGCAGCCCACCGGCATCTTCACCGCGCTCGACGCGAACACCAACGTGGAAGTGGTGGTGACCACCGACGGCACGTTCTCCGCCACCGACCTGTTGAAGGTCTGGAAGAGCCTGCCGGAGCGTTACCGCGCCAACGCGACGTGGATCATGAACACCGATGTGGAGAACGAGGTTCGCTCGTTCGCTGCCGGTGCCGACAGCGCCTACTACACCGTCGACTTGTCGGCTGGTGGCATCGGCACCCTGTTCGGTCGTCCGATCCGCACCACCGACTACGCGCCGGAGTTCACCGGCACCACCGGTGCTGCGAACATCCTCGTCGTGGGTGACTTCAGCAACTTCCTCGTCGCGCAGCGTGCCGGTATGAGCGTGGAGCTCATCCCGCACCTGTTCGCGACCGGGAACAACCGTCCCAGCGGTCAGCGTGGCTGGTTTGCCTACGCACGCCACGGGTACGACAGCGTCAACGATCTCGGGTTCCGACTCCTGCAGAACCAGTGATCGTGACCGGTTGAACCGGTACACGCTTGTGGACACCCTCCCGGCTTCGGCTGGGAGGGTGTTTCACGTTCTATGACTCATGCGTTATTATGATGCAGTCGTCGGTTCCGCTGTTCGGGCAGTGGCAGCGGAACCGACGCACATGAAACCCACTGCCGAAGGAGGACACGCTATGGCACACGTAGTTGCTACAGCGACCTGTGTTACCGCAGGACCAGACGGGAACCGTGTACGGCTCACACAAGGTGTCGTGTGGAACGCAGACGATCCGATGGTGCTCTACCGACCCGATCTGTTCCGAGCGCTCGAAGAAGGCGATCGCACCAGTCGACGACCGGTAGAACAAGCGACAGCTGCACCCGGCGAGGTGAAACGCGGACCGGGTCGTCCACGCAAGAAGGTTGACTGATGGGTCGACAGAAGAAAGCGAAACCTTTGCCGACGCGTCAACTAGCGAAGGTTGCGATCGCATATGTGCATGGCATGGAAGTCGCACACTCATGGCATCAATCGTTGATGTCTCTGATCGCGCATGACGTGGCGAATAAGCAGCGTGTGATCGGCGGTGGCTGGCTCGCAACTAAATATGGGACAGGTGGCATCGTCGCAGCACGCAACGACACCGTGAAACAGTTCCTGACGATGGATCATGTTGACTGGTTGATGTGGATTGACACCGACATGGGTTTCGAAGCGGACGCTGTTGATAGGCTGATGGAATCAGCGGATCCTGAGACCGCTCCGATCGTTGGCGGGTTGTGTTGGATGATGCGGGAGGTAGGCACCGACGGTGTCGGAGGGATGATCGTGCAGCCTGCACCAACCGTGTTCGACTGGATGCAGAACACAGCTGATGACGGCACCGTCGTGTCCGGGTACACGGTGGTGCCCGATTATCCACGTGATCAGCTGTTCCAGTGCGCTGCGACAGGTTCCGCGTTCGTCCTCATCCACAAATCGGTATTTCAGCGGGTCGCAGAAGATTACGGTCCGAGCTGGTACTCACCTGTGATGAACCAAACCTCGAAACAGTGGATTTCGGAGGATTTGTCGTTCTGTATGCGAGCGAACGCATTAGAAATACCTGTGCACATTCACTCAGGTGTCAAAACAACCCATCTGAAGCACCTGTGGCTTGATGAGAGGCTTGCAGATCGGATCAGCGCAGTGGAGCCAGCAGAATGAGCTACGAGGTCGCTGTCATCGTCCCTGTGATGCGACGACCGCACCGTGTCGTCGAACTACTGAACTCGTTCCACATGTCCGGGCACCGAGGTCGCGCAGAAATGTATTTCGTCGCAGACGCAGACGACGACGACGAGCTCGCAGAACTCAACCGGGTACAAGCAAACATCATTGTGAACTCGTCACCCGTGAAAACGTTCGCTGTCAAATGCAATCTTGGATATCGCGAAACGATAGAACCGTGGCTGTTCTTCATCGGTGACGATGTCGAATTCCACAACGGATGGCTGGACGCAGCGTTCGCGAACGATGACGGATCCGCGTTCATCTCCACCAACGACATGTTTAACCGTGGCGTGCTCGCAGGCATGCACGCAACACATCCGTTAATCCGTCGATCATGGATCGATGAGCACGGTGCAAGCTGGGACGGTCCCGGAACGGTATGCCATAACGGATATCGGCACTGGTACGTAGACAACGAGTGGACTGCGGTCGCGTGGGCAGCGAACCAGTTCCGGTACGCACCAGAAGCAGTTGTGGAGCATCTGCACCCGCTCGCAGGCAAAGCAGAAAGCGATGAGGTGTATCAGCTCGGTCAAATGCACACCATCGGTGATCGACAGTTGTATCTGTCCCGGCTCGGAAGGTTCGCACATGCATCCTGAAGCAATGAAATGGGTTGAGGACGCGGTCGCAGGACACACGTTCAGGCGCGTGATCGAACTCGGTTCACGCGATGTGAACGGTAGTGTGCGTCACCTGTTCGGTGACGCAACGTTCACCGGTGTTGATATCGGTGAAGGACCCGGTGTGGACGTGGTGTGCGACGCTGCGGATTATCTACCAGACGAGCTCGCGGACTGTGTTGTATCGACCGAAATGTTGGAGCACACGGCACGAGCTCGCGAAACCGTGTTGGCAGCGTTTGACATGTTGGTGCCCGGCGGGATGCTGGTGATGACTGCTGCCGGTCCCGGCAGGCAACCGCATTCCGCGATTGACGGGTTGACG